TTAGGGTCATCATTAAAAATAGATTTTAAATGACTTGCCCCTTTAAAGTTTAGATTACTTAATTTACAAGTATCATTATTTGGTACTTTTATATTTCCGTCTTCATTTATTAGATATAGATTTGTCATATGTTTATCCTTTTGTAGTTATTAGAAAATATCAAGCCTTCAATTAAACGCCTTTAATCGTTTTATAAATTCACAATGTTTTAATTTACATTGTTTTCGGTTTATCTTTTTTTCAAGTATAACCTAGCCACGAAACCAGACTATTAAAGCCTACGTTATTTAATCAATGAGTTTTTTAAAATCTATTAATTGTAAAATCTCGTTATTATTAAAAGTCATAATATTCAAAACTGATTTTATTTTTAATATATTCCTCACGGCAATTTAATTAATAAACTAAACCGTTAACGAATACAACCCTTTAATGGAATTAATGCAAAAAAGCCTTATTTTAAGCCATTTTTTTAAAATGCCAAAAAAGCTCAGATTTTGCTTAAAAACCAAAAAATAGGCTAATTTGACTAAATCAACCAAAATAAAAACGCCATAGAGCCACGCACAGAGCCGTTAAGCCTTCAACGTGACCTATACCACCCTTTAAAAATTTAGTTATTTCTTAAATTAATTAAAAACTAAAAGAATTAATAAAAGTAATTATTAAAAATAAATAAAAAGAATAATTAAAAGAATAAATAAAAGTTAATTTAAAAGTAATTCTAAAAGTTTAATTTAAAGTTTAAATAAATAATTAAATGTTAATCTTTAAGTTTAAATAAAAAGAAAAAAAAATAGACCCCATTAGAAGAGTAAACGCAAAATAAAACTAAAAGAACATTAAAGAACATTAAGCAACGGTTATAACAACCGATAAAAAAGCCTTAAAACCCTATAGAAATCAACGACCTGGAAATAGAACAAAACAAGAACAAAAAGTGCCATGGGGGACAATTCGCACCCCTAGTATAGTGATACCCTCTCGGATTTTTTTACCAAAATCTTACGGATTAGCCTAAAAATTAGCAATGGTATGTAACCTAACAGTATTATCTCTGGTAATGTCATGTACTTCCTTTCATAATGATTAATGGGTGGGTAGGTTTCATATTTAACCTACTTAAAGACACTTTATGTTCACATTAAGGTTACATATAGGTGACTTTCTACCCCCTAGTTCTAATAAGGGTACTAATTAAACCACCTTGAATTACTTGGCTTTCTACCAACTGCATTTTCCATAAATCTATCTAAATCTTTTTGCAATAAATCATTCTTATGCTCATTAAACGATAACTCTTGGTCTCTGTCCATTCTCTCTACCCAGTAATTTACTGCAATAGATAAAGCGTCTAGTTGGTCATCATGTCTAATAGAACCTTTGTCTTTAGTAATACGAGTCATTTGCTTAAACAATTGGTGGTCCAGGTCTAACTTAAAGTCATCCTTAATTAATTCTTGGCTAACAACTAGTCTATGTTGGTTCATAACAGGCTCTAGAGTGTCTATAATTCGTAGTTCTTTCTGTTTTGAGTGTCTTACCTCCTCGATTGAACAAGGGTGTATACGAGCCATTATGGGCTTTAGAAGGGCTGTTGCCATTCCATCACCAAAGTTAGACTCAATTACTACATAGTTAACCTTTTGGTGTTTAGCTATTGTACTAAGCTCTTCAAGCGTACTGTCACTATAACCACCTATAAGTCCACCACAAGCTGTTACGTATAAAATACCGTGAAGCATTTTAACTACAGCAAAACCTGTTCTGTCAGCACCACGTCCTGCAGGGTCAATTGCCATAACTGAACCTTCAAATGGTGCGTATTCTTCGGACATATACATAGGTGCAACGTAATAGTCACCTTTAAGTCCGACATTAGGCAGCTCACTGTCTATATTCTTAATTTGGTCTGTAGAAGAAGCCCATTGTATCTTTGCAGGGGCTTCCTTCCATGTAGATAAACCAGATACGACAATTAAGTCGTTAAGTTTAAGTGGATATTTTTCTAAATCACTTAGAGTTGTATCTAACATAAACTGTAATGCAAAACCACTACGACCATAAGAAGCTTGACGTTCCATTAAGTCTACTTCATCAAATCTTTGTGGGTCTGTAGGTTTACCTTCTAACTTTTTATCTTTCTTTAACGCTTCAGTTATTGTTGGTGCTAGTTTACTACCTAAATTAATCTGCTGCGTTGGTGTAGGATATAAAGCCGTCCATACTCTTGTTTGAAATCCTCTTTCTTCCAAGTCATTGTACAAACTCATTTCTGTTTGAGGTGTACCTAGGAATACAATACGTCCTACTTCAGGTTTGATGATAGCGTCAAATTCTTTTACGGTCTCACCAAGTCTGTCCCTCATTAATTGTGTTTGAGAGTTATTAGCTGACTCCACGTCATCTGCGATAATTAAATCGGCACGTGAACCAGTCAATTGCGATGTAACACCTAAAGATTTAACTGAAGGTGCGTGTGACGCTCTAGCCGGTGCTACGTCAAAAGAAACTTTAGAATGACGTTGGTCATCCCTAGGTTTTAAATGATGTAACAAAGGCATTTCACTTATAAGTCTTTGTGTAAATGTACTAAAGTCATCTGCTCTGTTTTTACTTGCAGATACAACTAGAATATTTCTTTGAGGGTTAAGTAAAAGTTGATGACATACAAAAGCTGATGTAATCCAAGATTTACCTACTCCTCTAAAAGCTTCTATTACTATACGTTTAGAACCATTTTGCAGATAATCTGCTATATCGTATTGTATAGGTGTTGGGTTGGGAAGATTTAAGTGTTGCCAAGCAAGATATAAAAAATTTTTAAAGTTTTTTACACTTGGCTCTATTTGTGGTGTTTTTTTATTCATAATTAAACCAATTATAACAAGCGTAGACGGATAGACCTAAATACATACACTCCATAAGAGTTCTTGGTTTGTCCTGGTCCTTAAAAGATATTATAATCCATATAGAGCAAGATATTGCGCCTATAAACCATCCAAACCATTGTAATCGTAGTATTGTGCTAGATAATATTCCTACTGACATTGCAGCTAGAATAAATCCTATCCATCGAATGTTATTTTTCGTCAAATGGTAAATCGTCTGTGATACTGTTCTTAGGTTGTTCATCTACTTCCACTCCATAAGTTTTGCAAGTATCTAAACAAACCTTTAATTCACTAGCTGTTAACTTGTCTCCACTTGTTAACATCTCGTATGCTTTATCTACTAAAAGTTTTGGTAGAACTTTAGTTTTAGCTTCAAACGAATTTGGCTTGTCAGACATTATATTGCTAGTAATATTATTGACCAAACAACAAAAGCTATAACTTTTCTTTTGTTATCTTTAATCCAAGTTACAAAATGGTTTTTCCATTGTGTAGGTGTTTCTCCGTATATAATCATTTATTTGTTCTCCATTAATCTGTCCATGTGATTGTAAATTCTTCCTATTTGTTTATCTATTGACATAATTTCTTCTGTTAACATACCGATATGAACCTCTAATTGAATAATAGTCATCAAAGCCCAACTAGATAATCCTAACAAGATAGTTCCTAATAGACCTATTAACATTGTGTTATGTTCTTTTTTCATTCTGCAATCTTACCTTTATTAATACCTTTTTTAATTACATACTTCTGAGTACCATTAGCGCCATAATTAACTTCTTTTTTAAGATATTTTGTAAGATTCATTTCTTTTAATTTTTTTTCTGCGTGTTGTTTATAAGACTCTAAAATTTTAGTATCTCTCATTTTCGTTTCATTAAGTCGACACCTTTAAGACCATAAATTGAGCCAACTACTCCTATGAATAATCCCTGATACCAAAAAGGCATATTAGAAAAATACTCAAAGAAAATATCTAGTTTAGCACGTATGTCAGGGTCGTCAGAGAAAACAGAATAAGCCAATAGAATAATAGGAATGGATATAAGAACCAAGACGAATTCATCTTTCCAACCATTATCATTACTAGCGATAATAGCTTTCTTATATTCGACTTCACCTTTGACCATCCTTTCTACATGGTTTCTCTCTGCTACTGCTTCAAGTTGCTTTGTTTCTTTTTTTGTTTGATAAATGTTTGCTGCTGTTTTAACACCAAACGTTAATAATTTTAATATTGGTAATCCCATTATATATTCTCCACTTTAATCCCACGGCATTCAAATTTAATAACGATTTTGTTTTCGTTTATATATTCTTTGTCCCATTCTAAATTTTCTTCTAATTGTTTAAATGTAGTTTGAGCAACTGCATATCCATTCATGACGCAATCGTAATGATTATTAAATTGATAACCTGCGTATGTATGAGAAGGACATTGTCCAGTATTCATGCTGCACATATACAGCACTAATAAATATTTCATTTAAATTGAAAGAACCCTATAATACCAACAATTAATGTTCCAAGTGCAAGGATAACTTTAAGTCCACCTTTACCCATAGATACATCTTGTCTTAACGACTTAATTTCTTTTTTCATTTCATCTATGCTTTTTAGAATGTTATTCATTCGTTCAGCACAAAGTTTCTCATGTGATGAAAGTCTTACACCTGTAGCGACTTCGCTAAATTCTTTTGGTGTAATCTTTTTTCTAGGCATTATTCTTCAACTAAATCCCAAGTAGTTGTTTCTTCATTCCATTTATATTCTTGACCATCTGTAGGATAAGCAACTGGTGCTTCCCAATGACAAGTATCTTCATTTAAAATATATGAAGGATAAGGTTTAGGTGGAATAAAAGCATCTCTTACTTGGTCATAAGTATAACCAATACCTGCGAAGTTTTTTCTTAAAGGTGTGCCACCTAAACTGTGAACACCACCATGAGTATTATAAGAAGTTTGTACCCATTTTCCTCTTTCATGGTCTATTAAATTATCTATAAATTCTTGTTCAGCTACTATTACATTAGTAACTATTCCATCTTTAACTTTTGCAAAATGTGCCATTATAATTGATACCTCACTATTACTATTCCAGAACCACCACTACCTGCTGTGCCAGAACTACCGCTTCCATCTCCTAAAGCTCCACCGCCTCCGCCAAGATTAGTTCCTCCATTTGTTGCACCAGAAGTACCTGCTGAACCTACACCTCCACCACCAGAGCCAGGCGAACCTGCTGTACCAGAGACATGAACTCCTCCTGCACCTCCGCCACCTCTTGTGACAGATGAACCAGTTATAGATGATGCTGTACCATTTCCTCCTGAACCAGAAGTATTACCAACACCATTACCACCGACTTGACCAGTACCTCCACCGCCACCGCCATGATAACCAGGAGAGCCTTGAGCACCTGTTCCACCATCATAACCTTGACCTGCTGTACCAATACCAATAACTGTGCCATAATCAGCACCACCACCACAACCACCATCTTTTTCTGTTTGTGGGTCGCCATCATTCATACCTCCACCGCCACCAGTAGATGTAATTCCATTAAAAGATGAGTTTCCTCCTCTTTTTCCAACTCCAGTTAAACCTGTATCTCCTATTCCTCCTGCACCACCTGCACCAACAGTTACAGTATATGAACCTGCACTTATAGTTTGCCTACTTTCAGCACTTGAACTTTTACCAGAATTTTCTCCAACTACAGAACAACGATAGCCTCCGCCACCGCCTCCACCGCCATGACGACTTCCTCCGCCACCACCACCTGCAAGAACTAAATATTCTACATTATTTAATGTATCTGATGTAGTAAATGTTCCAGATGATGTAAATGTATGAATACGATAACCACCAGAATTTGATATTGTTCCTCCACTTGGTAATGCAGAAACTGTTTTATTTATAGAATTAGAATTTTTAAAATCAGAATTTTGAACTGAAATTGAAATTACTGTACTAACTGATTGATTGTAAATTGCACTAGGAACAGCAACTGTAGCAGTTGTATCATTAGTAGGTGTAACAGTTACAGTAGATGCTGAACCACCACTAGGTGTAAATGATACTACTAAATTAGAACTTAAAAATCCTGAACCACTTAAAGTTAAATTTCCTGCTGTTGCATTAAACATACTACCAGAAATACTTTCTATTATTGGTATAACTTTAACAACTCTAACAAAAGCACTATCTGTATTTGAATATATTTTTAATGTTTCATCTCCTGTATCATACCACAAATCTCCTTCACTTGGAGTAGATGGTGCTGAAGCTGATTTTACAACTTTAGCATCATTATCAAGTTTAGCATTTGTAATAGAACCATCAGATATTTTAGTACCTGTAATAGAACCATCAGCTAGTCTAGCTACAGGTAATGTACCAGTAGTTAATGAACTTGCGTTATCACTTGGTGGAACATTATCTAATGCACTAGATACTACATCTCCTGTTGCATCTAGCAAATCAGCTATATTTCTAGCTTTACTCATTTATTATTCTCCTACGATTTTAAGATTTTAATTACTCTGCTACTGGTGGTGTATAACCAGTTAATGCAGTTGCTTCAGCTTGTGTTAATCCCAAGTCTAATAGCTTTTGATTGCCATTAGCTTTGTCTGTAGCTTTTTGATTTTCTTCATTAGTTTTAGCAGTTTCTAATTCTGCTATTTTAGCTTGAATATCTGCAACTGATATTGGTGTTGTTCCATTCAACCATTCAATAGAATTGACATCATAATTTTCTGCAATAAACTCTGCTGAAGGATTTATTTCTTTGATTGCTTGACCTATTAATTTTGACATTTTATATATCTCCTTTTAAATTATTAACTATAAATTCCATTTGCAATTTCCCAAACTTCAATAGTAGAAACACCACCATTAGCTACACTATTAGCGTTAACTTGTGTTTCGTTAATATTTAGTGAACCATTTGAACTGTTCCAACAAATAAGTCTAAATGTTCTTGCATTTCCATTATTTGATGATGGTGTGTACATTCCACCAACATTTGTTTGAAACAAGTAATAGTCATCTACAGCTGCATCTCCAGCAAAAGAAGGAACTCCAAAGTGAGAAGTACCACCTAAATGAGTATGACTTCTACTTGCGTCAGTAAATATTGCTGTTGTATTTCCTACTTGGCTATCTGAAATATTAAATTTAAAAGGTGTGTCGTGGTTTGATGGTGAAGTATAAGCAACAGCATTTATCCAAAAACTACTGTCATTAGCAGTTGGTGTTATCGTAACATTTACAGTACCAAATTGTGCATAACCAGATGAACTATTAAATGAACCAGTACCAGTATATTCTGCTCTTTTAATTTGTAAAAGACCACCACCAACATCACCCCACGAAGGATTTGCACCTGTACCACCTGTAATTAATGCTTGACCATTTGTTCCTGCACCAAGTCTAGCAAGACCAGACGCATTTCTATAAACAATATCGCCTTGTGTAGTTAATGTTGTTCCTAAATCTGTTCCATCAGTACCATTAGTACCTGCTGAACTCATTTGTTCAAAGTAAGCTGTATCGGTTGGAAGGTTTCCTGTACTTGCTTGTATACAAATGTATGACGAACCATTGTACGATACGACATCATCTATAGTATAAGCTGTTCCACCTGCATAAGTTCCCTTCCATTTGAACTTAATTGAGCCGAGATTTACTGTAGCCATTATATTATTTCCTTATATTGTTGCTATTAGTTCGCCATTGTTAAGTGAGAAGGTAAAACCACTCGCACTAAATAAAACATCATCAAATGTGGCGTATGTTGCACTTGAAATGTCGTCATCACCTTGATTAGTAGTAGTGACTATTAAGTCTCCATTACTATCTTTGTGAAATCCATAAACTTCTGCTGAAGAAGCATTAGAAAATTCTAAAGCTGTTCCACCAGAATTAACTACTAATGCTTGACCTGCTGAACCTAATGCAGGTACATCATTTGCATCAGTAATACTGAAGTTAGATAAAGTGAATGTACCATAGGCAATCACCTCTAAAATATCGTTAGCTGAAGCACCACTAGAAAGTACGATTGAAGTACCTGTAGTAGCTGTGAAGTCTGAACCATTTACAAGTTTAACTCCATTCAAATAAATATCTGCAAACCCACTATCGTAGGCTAAAGTATTTCCATTATCATCAGCACCAGTAAATGTTGTCTG